TCGGGCTGGTCGAGAAGGCTGTCGGGTGCGTGATGCGCGCGATGTAGTATCCCGCCAATGCCACATCGTAGCGGATGATCGGCGTCACGCCGCCGTCCGCTGCCAGCGCGCTTAACTTGTTCGCCGTCGGGTTGCCATAAACGCCCGCGCGGTCGGTGCGGATGATGCACTTAGCTTGAACATTGCCTTCGATCTGGACGCCTTCGGCCAGCGCCATGTGCGGCAAGACGGCCAAAAGAGCGATTGCGAGGTGTTTCATCTGCGCGTCTCCTATTGATACTGCAAGCCGATCATCTGCTCGTGCAGCACTTGTTGAGCTAGACCGTTCCTTAGCCCGCGCTTGTTTTCTGGGATCTTCCCGTCGACGAGCATGGGCGCGTCCGCATAAGATCCGCCCTCTAACTGCGCGGCGTAATAGACGGCCATGTCGGAAGTATAACCCATCGAGGCGATAATAGCATCCTGAGAAATCCCGTCGGCCAAGGCGAGCGCGTTCTTCGATGCGGCGAGCCCGCGCTCGAGCCGCGCCTTGCGTTCTTTATCGTCGCTCCGGTCTTCGTTGGCGGTCTCTTCATCCTGATATTCTGCATCCGTTTTCGCGCTCGCGACCCGATAGGCGTCATCCTGCAAGACGTCGTAGGCTTCTTGCTCCTCGATAGTCACCGGCGTCGCCGGGGGCACATAGCCCTCGCACGCCGGGCTCGATTGCGCGTTGGCGCATTCGTCGACCCGGTAGGCGTAGATCACCGACGCGTCCGAGATCGAGCCCTCGCCCTCGAGCTCGATGGATCCGATGCCCCAGTATTCGAGCGGGATGTTCGGCACGGGGACGCCCTTGGTGATCGTGTTCCCCGCGATGCCCGACCAGTCGTCGGTCTCGCGGAAGATATAGCCCGTCCCGAGCGCGTTCTCGTTCTGCACATGGACCAGCGCGTCCGCCGCCGGATCTTTGTCGATCGTGTATTGATAAAAGACGCCGCTGATGTCCAAGCCCGGGACGTTTGGAACGACGTTGCTCATGGCCCACGAGAGCGCGTCCGCTGCGGCGTTGCCGGTGGATCCGTAGGTGTAAGGATCAGATTGCGAGGAGGAGCCCCAGAACGCCAAGCAGAGCGCCCAGACCCATTTTTGTTTTGCCATCGAGATGTCCCCTCGGGTTGCGATCAGCGCGCTCGGGATCCGCCTCCCACGCCGCCTTTGCCTCCTCGCCGATCATGCCGTCGTAGGGGCAAGGCGTCCCTGCATCGAGCATCGACTGAAAGACGCGCTCGTCTTGGCACATGGTCGAGACTGCGGCGACCTTCATCCCCATATCGTAAAGCGCCTTCGCGTTCTTGAGCATCTCGCAATTCATGTCGCGCGTCGTCTTGCCTGCCGATAGGCCGAGGATCTGCGTCTGGACGGCGGCGGAGACCCCCACGGTGCAGATGTCGTTCCCCGCGCCCGCGCTGAACTGCGGCGAAATAGCGGACGGCGGCGGGGAGATCACAGTCGTCGTCATCTCGCCCGTCGTATTGACCGACCCGTCGGATCCCGACCAAGTGCAGATGTAGCCCTCCGGGCACTCCACATCAGGCACGCTCTGAGCATAAGCGCAGGAAACGGCGAGAAGAAAACCCAAGACAAGGATCAGAACGGCGATGATCTGGTCTCTGTCTAGGTTGAGTTTCATTTTACAAGCCGATCCAGTAGGCGCTCGATCTTGGCGTCCAAGTTGTCGATGCGCGTGATGACGCGATTTATGTCGGTGTGCATATCGACGCGCGTCACATAGTCGCGCGCCAGCTCTTCCCGGGTCTTATTCAGGAGGATCTGTTGCCGTTGCTGCTCGGCATAAAACGCCTTGAGAATGAACCCAGAGACGCCGAGCGCGGCGGTCAGGATCGCGCTCCATATGATCCCCGGGGTCATGCTCATGCCTCCGGATAGGGAAAGCGCGCCTTTATCTCGGCGACCTTTGCGGTCCATTCGGCTTCGGTTGCCTCACCGCGCTGAGACATGAAGAAAAGCGGATCCGCCTCGAGCTTATAGGCTTCGGCACGGGCTGCTTTCTGCTGCTCTAAGGTCGGGATGCTTGCAGCAATGACAGCGGCGATCTCTTCAGGGGTGTATGGTCGAATGGTCTGTTCACCCGTGGAAGCATCTGTGATGACTTCGAAGTAATCCATTATTTCACCCCGTAGATGCTGATAGAACCCGCATTAAACGTGCTTGCGCTGGTGGTCATACTAATAGAAGTGCTTGCTGTAGTTATGTTGGTTCGCAAGATAACTTGCTGAGTAACACCGGTAGAGCTTGGAGCAGCTGCGGTTAGTGAGGCAAGCGTAGAGACACCAGACCCCGTTGCTAAATCTATGTTAACGATGCCGCGATATTGTCCTGCCCCAGCGATCACTGTTGTGCCGATACTGCAGTTTGCAAAAGTATAAGTGGAATTTGTAGAGACGTGACCGACACCATTAAACACCGCAATCAAACCGATATATCCCGTGAGCGTAAGGCCAGACAGGGTTTGCGTCGACCCACTGGTCGTTGTGATTGTGCCAAGCAGCGTCATGCCACCAGTAGCAATAGTAGACCATGTTGGAGCACCAGCGCCGCCAGATACTAGCGCCTGCCCAGCCGTGCCCGCTGCCGTTGCGGCCAGCGCGGTCGTGCTTGTGGCATAGGCGATCCCGCCCGCTGCGGTAAGCGTTCCGATTGATATGCCGTCGGTTGTCGCCGCATCTCCTGTGATACTGATCGGCCAAGTCCCCGACGTTCCCGTGCCCGTCAGCGGAGCTTTCCCGTCGATCTGGGTTTGGATCGCCGAGGTGACGCCGGTCACGAAGTTGAGCTGCGCGGCGGTCGTCGTGATCGTCGTCCCGTCAAGTGCGAGCTGGCCGATATTCGTGCGGCCCGTCCCCTTCGGGGTCAGCGTGATGCCGATATTCGTGTCGTTGCCGATCGCCGAGATCACAGGGTTCGTCGCGGTTGCCGCGTTAGCGACGTTGATCTGGTTCACCGCGCTCGCGGTCGTCGTGAAGGATAGCAGCTCGTTGTTGCTGCTATCCCCGATGTAAGGAGACGCGATGTTGAACTGCAAGCCGGTCGAGCGGATCGTCGCGGTGTCGACGCTTGCGATAACGAACTTGATCTGCGCCGCGACTGTCGAGGTTATGTAGCTCGTTGCCGCGCTGTCGACGGCGACCCGGGCGACGTTGTTCGTCGCGTCGATGATCGCGACGTCGATCGACTGCGCGCCGTCATACATCTTAATTTTCAGGTTGGCCGAGGTGCTGTCGACCCATAGCATCCCCGTGGTGATGTAGGACGGCGCGCTCGACCCGCTGTGCGACGTATGCAGCGCGGTGCGGAACGAGTTGAGATCCGACGCGAGCGCCGTCCCGCTCTTCGTGTTCGGGTCGATCGTCCCGAAATCATATTGCGACATTTAAGTGCCCCTCTCTCTGCCGAACCCGATCGCCTGATAGTCGAATGTCCGACTGATCGCTGTTCCGGCGCTGTTGCGGAATATAACACTGAACCCCGTGCGCGTCTTGCTCGAAATTGTGTAGTAATCGCCGGTCGCCATGTTCTGCGCGGCGATCGTGATCGAGCGGATCTCGCGGAACCACGGGGAGAATGCAACGGCGTAAGATGCTGCTCCGGAGACCAGATCGTTCCCTTGATCGACGCGGTCCGGCATATCTATCGAGACCGAGAGCGCGCTCACGATCGGCGTGATCGTTGAGAAATTCGACGTCAAGACGGCGCGGAACTTGAGATGCCGCGCCGTGTAGTCACCGACGACGAAGCGCCTCCACCCTTGATAGACCGGCGTCGCGCTGTCGACGATCGAGTAGTTTACTTGCAGCTCGACCGAGGTCTCGTCTCCGGTGTCATCTCCGGCCATCGTTCCGACGCCGGAGAGCGCGACCCATGCGGAGATAAGCGAGAGCCCGCCGGAGGTGCTCACCACGGCGTCGACGGTGACGCGCGAAGTGTAGACTTGACTGAGATCCGTCTCACCGAACTCGTAATAGCCTTCGGACGAATAGCCCGTGGTCGCGGTGACCCCGATTATTGGGACGCTGGCAAGCGTCGTCCAGAGCGCCATATAGTTGGTGCTCCCGAGCTGGATCACCGCGCCGTTTTGGTCGACGTCTGTCTTTGTTCCGGTCCACGTAGGCTCTTGCGGCAAGGTCAGGATGACGTTAAGCGCCGCCGGATCCTCAAGAGAGGCGTTGATATAAAGCGCGAGCACCGAGCGATTGCCCAAGACGTCGATCGGCTTGATCGCGTAAGATCCGGACCGGC